TTACGTTGATTCTATCTAATGCCGAAGCTTTTTTCTGCAATGTTTTCTGTCCCCATACACAAATACCTTGACCAGGGAATGAAGCAATTGGATTAACGTTAGCACTATATAATGTATCACGATTTGATTGTGTTAATTTACGTTCGGTTTGAATTGCAGATTCGATACCACCTCTATTTAAACCAGCTGGTGCAAACCATTCTGCAGCAACTGAGTCATTAAATGAATATACACTTGGAATCAATACACCTGCAGGAACCCAAACGTTAGAACCTAAATCAGCATCACCAATTTGAATCCATGGCCAATACATAGCAGCGTAACTACTATTTCGTACGGCGGCTTGCGTAGTTGCGGTTGTTAACGCCGAACCGTATCCTACCGGATCAATTACTAAAAATGCATCTCCACGATTTTCAACCATGTTCAAAGCATTTGTAATTACGGTAGCATGGCTTGCAAAGTTATCAATAAGACCTGGTAATGCTAATAAATTAATATCATATTCGTCTTGGTTTGCTAGTAAATTAATAGCATCGTTGTATGCAGTACTACCACTTGCACCAGTAACTCCACCTAAATTAAAACCTTGCGTATTTGTATTACTAATACTATCGTACATACTTAATGGATGACTAACGTTACCGTCTGAACCAAAAGCAAATGTTCCTGATACTGCAGCTGGTAAACTTGCAGTTGCGCTCGCAACACGTAAACCAGTACCATCAGCGTTTAAATAATTTAATGTAGTCTTTAATACTTCAACACGTACATATTGACTTTGATTTGGATACGAACCTGATAATTGTAAGAATGGTGAACTAGTTCCAGCATCAACAACGTTATATTTTTGATCACCGATTACTTTAGCAATATAATTGCTTGAATTTGGATCTAATGTTACGTTATTAAATTGTTCTAAATAAATCTTACGTGATGTATTATCATCTCCTCTACGTATACCTACTGAGAATGTACCTCTCGAAAAATCAACATTGCTAATTTCCCAACGTAAATCATCTACAGATGCCGATGCATTTACTAAAGCTCCGGTAGTAGTTTCGTCTGCGATAGCACCAGAACCAAATGTAGCAGCTGCTTGAGTTCCGCTATTTAAAATAGCTCCGTCCGCTAAAGTCCATAATCTAAATGAAGCGCCCGATGCTCCTCCTGAAGATAACGATCCTGTAGATACTACATATGAATAAGCCGGTGTATATGAACCTGCTAATATTCTTACTACTGTTACGGTATCAGCGTATTTTAAATATTGTTCAACTGCATATGAAGTTAAATACTTATATGATTTTTCCGCTGCTCCTGAACCACTGCTAAATACACTTCCGAATTTTTGTACGTATTCGCTATAACTTGTAACTTGTGTTGGAATGCCAGCTGGTCCTTTTACTGTCGGACCGATTATTGCCGCTCCGATAGATGCTATACCAGCAGGTAAAAATGACTGGTCGCGTTCTCTTGTAAACACGCCAGGACTTACGATTTGTTCTGCCATTAAAATCTCCTTTTATTTTTGTTTAATATAAATATGTTTGATTAACACCAAAATTAATTATTTGGCTTAATAGTTCCGTTTTCGATATCGACGATAGCATCGCCGTATTTTTCGAATAATTTTTTAGTAAAATCTTTTTCACGTGCTATGATACTAGCAAATTGTGTTTCTAAATTTTTCTCTTGCGCATCTAATTCGTTAACTCGTTGTGCTATAGTTAAACGTTCGATTTTGATTTGTCCTAATTCCATAACTAAATTAGAACTTTCGTTTTTTGTTTTTGTAATGAATTCTAATTCTTCTTGTGTTAGTTGTTTTTGTTCTGACATAATATAACTCCTTTAAAATAAATATATGTAAAACTTTACAAAAAACCTAATTACTTAGTCGGTCCTACCGGAATATCAGAAGATTTACTACCAGCTTCTATTCTTGGAGCAACCGGTATATCATTTACTACTTCACTAGTAAATACTACTTGTTTAACACTAAAAGATTTAACCATTGAATTAGTTCTTGTTTCATCCGGCGTTAATAAAGCTGCTTTTGTTTCTAATGAAATAGTAGCTTTAACTACTCTATCACTTCCGGCATCTATACTATCATCAAAACTAAAACTAGATACAACAGTAGTAAATTTATATGTATCACCCCAAGCATGTCCGCTTTTTTGAATGAATGGCTGAATCAATACATTTATTTGTTCCATATACTCAGCCCATATAGTTAATTCATACGAAACTGTTATATATTCTGGTATTGATGTTATATAGTATTCATCTTTTGGCTTAGTAGCATATTGTAATGCAAATCTATCATACTTATTTGCTTTATTATATTTTGTTTTATGAATAGTAATATTACCACCTGGCTTTTGAATATTATCTGGATTTAGGTTTGTATCTAAATGCGTATAATCGTCTCTCGATTCTACTGCAGTTCTACGTATAGTAATTACAGGCGCTATTATTTTATTAGTACCGTTTTCTCTCATATATCCATGCTTTTGAATTTGAGCAAGTAATTCTCCGTTAGCAAACATTACAGGTACATCTATACGTTTTCCTTGTTCCATGATTTGTGGTTTAATGTATTGTGCAATAAACCAATGTATGCCATAGTCTATATCATATAGTGTTACGCTCGGGGTACGTACGATATCATTGTCTCTACGTATTTGTTCTTCACGTTTAAACGCGTCATTATTAGTAAATGAACTATATGATTTAAGTAATTGTGGTTTCATTATATATTCCTAGGTAATGTATATGATGGAGCATTTACTCCAACTCTAGCATCTACAAGATTAACTTTACTTATTCTACTTAAGTGAGCATCACAAATAATTGCAATGTTATATCCGTGTTCTGCTACTTCTCCTTGAGTTACTCCTAATAATGTAGCTGGGTTACGACCACCGAAATATTGATTAGAACCTACTTTATCAATTTCAAAATATTCTGTATCCCATTTAATTATATCACCTTCTTGAGCATAAATATTTAAATCAACTAACGTATCTCGTAAAAATGCAAATACGGCAGTACGATTGAAATCGTATCCAGATGTATCTGATGTTACTTCTTTATCATCTTTTTGTACAATACAATTTACTCTTACTGGTTCGAAATAAGTTTTATTAGGTGCTTCATTATATAAGTTAGTACGTGTATCGTTTAGACTTATCTTATAGTATTCTATTTCCGTATCAATTATTCGATTGATAAGTTCCTTATTAATACTTCTTAAAAAACTAGCATCTCTACCTGAACCGTATAACATAATATTATCCTATATAGATACCCATAGGTATTTTATTCATTTGTTGTTGTAACGCATCGGCTTCTGCTTGTTTGCGTTCTAATTGAGCCTGACGAGAAAGTGCATCTAATGATTCTTTTAATTCCGTAATCAACGCTTCTTTATCCGTATTTGATTGTGCAATTAAGTCAGCACCGTTCAAAGTAAGTTCACCGTTAGGAATCGGAACTGTCCCGTACTTACCTCTTACCTGACCCAACATATTAGTAGCCAAAGCCAACGTATACTTTCGTATCCATTGTTTCCCTATATCATTTATATCTCCGTATGTCATATTGTTATACGGGATATTTGAATAGTCAGACACAACGTCTGCCATTAGGTTGTTTCCATCACGTTCTGACTTTAAATAATATTGAAAATATATCTTATAAGTATCTTGTGGTATTGGTGTAATACGCATACGGTTATTAGATATATGGAATGTATATTGACTTTTTCTTATTTGGTCATTTAATTCAATAGCTTGTAAACGTAATACGTCAGCATAAATAGGCATCATCATAAATGATACACCTGGACTATAATTACCAAATCCAAATGCATCTAACATGTTTTGTGTACCTAAACCTGTACCTACAAATGGGTCAAAGAATCTAATCTTGGCAGGTGCCATGTCATGGAACACTCTACGTATTTCAATTGTTTTATTATCAGCAGAACTACCGGTCTCTATAGAAACTATATTAGTATCAGTTAAATCATAAACTGATTTATTTGCTGTTACTGTTAAACTACCTGTATATAAAGTTAAGTTACCACCTGAACCGGCTTCTGTACCATAATTCTCTGCTAATCTAAATATACCAGCAAAAGATGGTTTTACAAGTTTACCAGTTAAATCTGTAGTTTTAGGAGTACCTAATAATGTTACTAAATTATCTCTAGTATTATATGTATTTACATAATGGCCGTATTCAGTAACAGCTTCTTCAAAACAAGCATAAAAGTTAATGTCTTGTAATTCTACATCTTGAATTGGATAACCTAAACGTTTAGCACACCAATCAGATATTTTTTCAGCATCCGCTTGAAAATCCATATCATTATCA